CCAGCTATTGAACTTGGTTTAACACCAATGTTTGATAACACTCTTGTCAAGATGGTTCTTGATAGGGTGATGGTTAATCCTGAAGGTGAATTAATTATCCTGGATATTAAGACTGGAAGGAACACTCCATCATCTGACCTACAGCTTGCGTTTTACGCTGCTGGAATGGAGCAGACATTCGGAATTAGACCTCGCTGGGGAACCTACTGGATGGCTCGTCAAGGTGGTACAGGTGTTCCATTAGATCTTGATTTAGTACCTACTTCAACAGTAGAATATTTAATCAAGGAATTTAATAGAGCAAGGAAAGCTAACTTATATATTCCTAACTTAACTAACTGCAAGATGTGTTCTCGAACAGATTATTGCAAGTGGAGAAACGGATCGTTAGCACACACAATTGGAGAAATGAATGGCTAATACAACAGAAGCAACATATTCCTTTACTACTAAAGTTAATGGAGATCTATTAACTGTTAGAGGGGATACTAAAGATGAGTTTGCACTTAACCTTGCAAACTTGCACGATGATCAAGTACTAATTGAAATGATTAGTTCATTACAACAAAAGTTTAAACCAACTTCTGTTGCAGAGATTCAAGCTGCATTCAATGGAACTGTAATTCCAGATCCATTGGCTAGTAAGCCAACTCCTCCTGCACCAGTAAGACCTGCTGGCTTCAGTCCAGTCCCAACTAACGCTCCGACTGGGGTCGTACCAATGTGCGAACACGGTCCGATGCGATTTGTTAAGGGCGGAATGTCTAAGACAACAGGTAAAGGATATCCAGCATTCTATTCTTGCTCGATGCCTAAAGGGCAATCGCAATGTAAGAGTGTGAATGCTTAAATGCGCACACTGATTAGATCTGTTGGTAAGCAAGACATTGGTGGAGAACCTATTCCTACAGTGTTCACAACACTTTCCAATAATAACATCATATTCAGAAGAGCAGAAGTATCTCTAGTAGCAGGAACACCTGGTGCTGGTAAAAGTACACTGGCATTAGCTCTTGCTTTAAGAGCAAACGTGCCAACACTTTATGTCTCTGCTGATACAAACCTACATACAATGGCAATGCGATTGTATTCAATGGTTACTGGTGTTACCCAGATTGATTCAGAGCGTACTATGGAACAAGAACCAGAAGCTTTTAAACAAAAACTAGATTGTTCTAAACATATCTATTGGTTGTTTGAGTCAGCCCCAAACCTAGATGATCTTTACCAAAACGTTCTTGCATTTGAAGAACTATGGGGAGAGTCACCATCAATGATTGTCGTAGATAACTTGATGGATGTTGCTATGGATGGTGCTGAAGAGTGGTCTGGTATGCGTTCAGCTATGAAAGAACTAAAATTTTTGGCAAGGGAAACCAATGCTGCAGTTATAGTTCTTCATCATACAAAGGAAACATATGAAGGAACTCCTTGTCAACCAAGAGCAGCGATTCAAGGAATGGTAAATCAGTTACCAGCTTTGATTCTAACTATTGGACAAGATCCTAATGGTGGTTATCTCGGAGTAGCCAGTGTTAAGAATCGTTATGGTAAGGCAGATCCAACTGGTAAAGCAGTTCATATGCTTGAGTTTCAACCTGAGCGTATGTTTATATCGGATCCAGAAAGAGCAGTGATTTGAAAGATGGAGAAGGCAGATGTTATATCTGTTCATCTATCTGGTACTGCACGTGCAACAACGAAGCTAATATAGGAGAAAAACAATGCCATACCCAACAATAGTTGCAGAAGGAAATCTAGTAGACGATATTGAATTAAAGTTTTATAACGAAAAGGCTTGTGCTAATTTTCGTATAGCTTGCAATTCAAGAAAGAAAACAGAATCAGGTGAATGGGTTAACACAGATCCAATTTATCTGAGTGGAAGTGTTTGGGGTAAAGCTGCAGAAAACACAGCTAACACTTTCAAAAAAGGAGATTCCATTATTATTACTGGAGAACTCAAACAACGTAGCTATACCAACAAAGAGGGTATAAATAAAACTGTTGATGAGATCTCTGCTAATACAGTTTCAGCACCAGTTAAGAAGTTTTAGTGGCAAACCCAAGTAAAACTAAGGGCACTGCAGCAGAGACTGCTGTTGTTAAGTATCTTAAAAATACTTGGGACACTGTTGAAAGAAGAGCACTAGCTGGAAGTTTAGACAAAGGCGATATCTCTGGTATCGCCAATGTCTGTATCGAAGTTAAGGACTGTAAGAAAACAGAACTACCTAAATGGACTAAAGAATTAGAGCAAGAGATGAAAAACTCTCAAGCATTAACTGGCGCAATCATACATAAAAACGTGGAACACTTGATGTTGGCGAATGGTATGCTACTATGCCAGTAGAAGTTTATATTAACTTACTGATTGAAGCAGGTTACTAGGAGGAAGTAATGGATAAGCCATCAATAACTGAGGTGCTTAAACATTACGGAGCAAAGAACGTTAGAGAAGATGTTAGAGGATGGCGCAAGATTTGTTGCCCCTTTCACAATGACTCTGTAGCTTCTGCTACATACTCAACAGAAGCAGATGCGTTTAATTGTTTTGGTTGTGGAATTAAAGGCGACAGTTATAAAATTATTATGGAAAGAGAAGGGATAGGGTTTCGTGAAGCTTACTTATTCGCAGAAGAAAAGTTTACAGGAAGCAGCAGAGAAGTACAACCTAAATCTATCTCTGGCAGAAGAATACCTGTTGCAAAGGGGCTTGACCCTAAAAGACGGAAACCGTTATTTGCTAGGGGTAGTGACTGATCCTTTACCTGGACACGAACTTTATAAAGACAGATTAGTTATCCCATACATAACTAGAACAGGCATAGTTGATATCAGATTTAGGTCAATGGATAACACTGAGCCTAAGTATTTAGGATTACCTGGGGCAAGCACACATCTATTCAATGTGTCAGCTTTGTTCAGAGCTAATGATTGGATTGCTGTTTGTGAGGGTGAGATTGATACCATCACACTTGATACCAAAGTAGGTTTCCCAACTATCGGAGTTCCAGGGGCAAACAACTGGAAGAAACATTACTACAAATTGTTAGCAGACTTTGAAAAGATTCTTATCTTCGCTGATGGGGATCAAGCAGGTCAAGACTTTGCCAGACAGTTAGCTAAAGAACTAGGTACTGTTACAATTATCTCAATGCCAGAAGGCGAAGATGTTAACAGCATCTATGTTTCAAAAGGTGCTGATTATTTCAAATCAAAGGTGGCATCTTGAGAGATGATGACAAGGTTTATGTGTGTGATGAATGTGGTGTTGAGTTCGATAACATATTTGAATACTTAGAAGAACACGAAGAAGACTTCAAGGTCTTACTTCCTTTAGGAAACATAGGCATAGATTTGATGGATGCACTAAAAGATTTGTACACCCTGGTTAAAGAAAAAGATTATGAAACAACCACAATGCTTCTATCAGGTATAGGTGCTGCACTATATGCCCACGCCAATGGTGATCTTGAAGAGATAGTTGATGAAATCATTATTGAAGAAACAGTTGAACAAGAAACTAAAAACTTAGACATAGAAATAATTAAGTTACTAGGTAAAGGAAACACTGATGAGCAAGTTTGATATCCCATTAGAACTGGAAGAGTTCTATAATAATGTAGTAGATATTACCAACACAAATGTTATGTTGTTAGTTAAGAAACAAAAAGATTATGGTTCAAAGAATATATCTCAATCACCTGGTGGACCACTAAATGGATTAAGAGTGAGAATGTTTGATAAACTTGCTCGCATTAATAATCTTATTGAAACAGGCGCAACCCCAGAAAACGAATCGTTAAGAGATTCATTTATGGATATAGCTAATTATGCAACCATCGCTTTGATGGTTCTTGATGGCAAGTGGGAAGGCTCTGAATGAAAAGAGTAGTTGTCTTATCTGATATGCAAATACCATTGCATAACAAACCAGCAATAGAAGCAGTGATAAAGTTTGTGAAAGAATACCAACCAGATTCCCTTTACTGTGTTGGTGATGAAGCAGATTGTTTAGCACCAGCTAGATGGTCTAAAGGATATGCTGCTGAACATTCTAATCTACAAAATGATTTAGATGAAACTACTCGTATTATGGGTAGGTTTCGTAAAGCAATAGGTGATCGTGAATTTCATCTTATGAGATCAAATCACGGAGATCGCATACAAAGATACATTGAACGCGATGCCCCAGCCCTTGCTTCATTAAGAGATTTGAAGTATGAAAAACTTTTAGGTTATCGTGATTTGAATATTACTTATCACAATAAGTTGTGGAACTTTGCCCCAGGTTGGGTGATGGGTCACGGCGATGAAGGCGCGACTAGCAGATACGCTGGTGGCACCGCAACATCATTAGCCAAAAAGATTGGTATGAGTGTAGTATGTGGACACACACATAAGCTCGGTTTAATTCACAGCAACACTGCCTTTAATGGCAAGCAGACTTCATCATTGTATGGGTTTGAAGTTGGAAACATTATGGATTTAAAACAAGCCACATATCTCAAAGGCGGAAGTGCCAACTGGCAATCAGGCTTTGGAATTTTATACATAGATAAAGGCAAAGTAACACCAGTACCAGTACCAATGATAGGTAATTCGTTTGTCGTGGAGGGGAAGATATATAAATGGTAAAAACTGAATAGGAAAAAATGAAACTAGATCACAAGTTAATAGAAGAATACAACTACTTAGTTACACGAATCGCTAATGATTATAATAGAAAATACAAAATGGTTTCCAGAGATGATATCAAACAACAGCTCTGGCTATGGTTCATTGAACATCCACATAAAGTAAAGCAATGGACTGATATGGAAGACCAAAAGGAAACAACTAAACTGTTTGCTAAATCTTTACGCAATGCTGCACACGACTATTGTCAAAGAGAAAGAGCACACTCAGCAGGGTTTAACATTGAAGATAACTTCTACTACCAAAGAGATATGGTTGAAGTATTATTACCAGCAGTTATCAGTGGTGATAGAACAGTAGGATCTTCAGCAGATCTAAACCTTGGTGTGTCAACTGGTAAAGCCCCAGCAGAGGGTGGCAACTGGATGGTGTATCTCATTGACATTGAGAAAGCATTCAACAAAATCCCAGAACAATATCAGAATGTGCTACACCTTAGATATGCAGAGAACCTGTTAGGTAATGACCTAAGTTCAGTGCTTAACTGTTCCCCTGATGCAGCTAGGAAAAGAGTAGATAAAGCTCTCAGGAAACTGATCCAAGAGCTTGGTGGGTACAGACCATACAAAGATCACGATGCTAAAGTTTTAGAAGAACCCCAAGAATAAATGCAAAAAGAGGCAGGTATAGGTACTAACACCTATCCTGCCTCAAGTTGTCTAATTTTGCCCTTATTTGTCCTCAGATTCGCTGTTAAGGGTGACTTTAAACAAAGTCCAAACAGCAAAAGCACCAAGACAAATGAT